CGATGTCTATTCGGCCAGCACGGGCAAGAGGAGCACGCAATGGGAAGCATGGGATTGCCTGGAATGTGGTAGTGTGTGTTTGGGGATGGAAGCCGCGAATGCCTGTTGTAGACCCGAAGAGGAGGATTGAACTATGTGGTATGTCGTCTCAAATGATGTAGTATGGTCCACACATAGGAACCGCTCAAATGCCAAATCATCTGCTCGCCGGTTGGGCATCAAAATGGCGCACAAAGGGTATCAATTCCGAGTAGCGAAAATACGCTACCGGTGGTCTAAAGGAGATAATCCAGCAGCCCGATATTACTGCCCATTGTCATAAACAACAATCGTTATTTGTGACATAGCGTTTCATCCTTCGCACAGCCCGTCCCGTGTGGCGGGCTTTGTCTTGCGTCCCACCCGCCGAGCACGCCCTACAATGCCTGATCCTCCGCCCGTCCGACCCATAGTACCCAATTGCCCATAGTCCGCGCCCGTTATCGCAGCCCTCCGCAGGGTCGATAGTGTGTGTGCCCTCCCATACCCTCCACAGGTAGATCGCCCATTGTAGCGTATTCCAGACGCCCTCTTTGCCCATGCCCTGGGACCAAGCACGCACCATTAGTAGGCGCCCTCCCCTATCCATGCCCATGTCTGCCTCTTCTCTGTGGAGGAAGCCCACGTCCGATAACACCCAGGTCCGATAACCACACCGTCCGATAACCCAGCCGGCCCCCCGGAGACGCGGGCGAACCCCGGCCAAAGACCTCCCCCACGCCGAAAAAATACAGAAAATACCAACCCCTACAATCGTTACAGTCTATACCTACGGAAGGTCGCAAAGGAGGGGAAGGTCGCAAATACACGTCCTAAGACACCCCTTTATACAACCTTCCACGTTATTACTCTAATATCCTTGAAGGGTGCAAGAAGGGGGGGGGTGAAAATGGGAAGGTCGCAAATATGGGGGTCTCTGGGGGAGTTTTTGCGACCTAGCGTTTTTAGCGTCTAATCGAGGGTAGGCAGGGACCATTCCCAGTATCCCCCCCCTTCCGGTAGGGTATTCTTCACAGCCTGTATCTCATCTTTCTTCTTGACGTTTTGCAGGGTTCTCTCCGAATATCCCTCCGTTTTTCCATCCCTGTATACATCTGCTGCTGGCTTCGGCCCATCCGATAGGTACTTCCACAGCCAATCCCCTGCGCTTTCTTGCTTCCTCGGCCTCCCATTCTGACCCTGCGGAGGAGCCAACTCTTCCTTTGCAGTCTCCAACAGAATCCCTTTCTCGAACAGGCAATATCCAACCTGCCCAGTCTTCCCATCCTCCGTTACGATAGGAGCAGACGTAATCCTGTACGCCAGCCCCGTGGTCTTAGGGGACAGATTACCCTTGAAGAACAGCATTTTCCTGCGGTCTCTATCCTTCTGGTCCGTCTGTATCAACCACATAGCTCGCGCCGTAGCGGAAATCCCCGTGGACCCAATAACCCTGTGCTCTGCGGAGGCTGATTCATTTTTGTTCAGGTGGCTGATACCCACGATAGCGATATTCTTCTCCGCTGCCATCACCGACAGGGGCATAAGGTACTCTCTCACTTCCGAGTTCTTGTTCTCATCCTTCCCCTCCATGTACGCCGAAATGGGATCAATGATAATGAGTCTCAAGTCCGGTATCTGCTTGACCGCATCCCATAGTACGTCCAAATCTTTCGTAAGATTGAACAGCCCTTTGGTCTTATCCCCAATGTTGAAACTGGGTATCACAGCGATCTTCCCCATGTCCGCCTGTGCAGCCTGCAACCGTGGTTTGATCGTCTTCGAGACCGAATCCTCCGTGGACAGTATGATGGTGGACCCAATAGTCTGCTTCTTTCCTTCCCCGTCCGCCCACGGTCTCCCCGTAGATATCTGCGCCGCCATATACAGCGACAAGAAGGATTTCGTCCCTCCCTGTACGCCCACCAGCATGGAGTACATCCCCAGGGGTATCTTATCGGGCCACAACCACTCAGTTGTTTCCGACTTAACATCCTTTAGGAACACTACGTTGGCAGACTTTTGTATCTCAGCCAAGTTGGCCTTCTTTCTTCCTCCATATTACATCCTTCTCGTATCTATAGCACGGAAACCCCCTTCTCAATTCTATTGGTTTCGGATTTCCTGGATAGTACCCACAAAGGTTAACCCCCACCGTAGAGTAACAGCATGTCGAACATTCTGCCGGTATCTCCCTCTGGCGTTGTATCTCTTTGGACATCTCTTCTTGATGCTCTCTAAGACCCTTCTCAAATTGGAAATCACTCATGGTAGGTTCCCCCCCATTGTCCCTCCCCCCCATCCCTGCACCACCTTCTACCGTCCCAGGCCAGCCACTTACCGCTCGTGTGGTCGTACCTCACCTTGTTCCCGTAATCCGTGGCGAACCGCAGAGCGTTTCCCATGTCCGTTTGTGGATAATTCAAATCAGTCACGATTACTCCCCACAGCTTCCAGGGCCTTGTCCACCATTTCCATATCAAGATAGTCGAGAGTCCAATCATCAAATTTCTGACGTACCGTCTTGAGGGTCTCCACCAACAGGGGGAATGCTTTGTGAAGACGTGCGTACTCCTCCCTTATCTTACGTTCACCGTCCCACTTTTCTTTCTCTTTTCTGATGGACTCAGCCAATCTCATCTCCACCTGGGCTGGATCGTGCTGTTTGCAGTACATCTTTCTGCCCCGTTCCACCGTGGCGTTCCTTGAGCACTGGTGCCGATGAAATTCCCCCCCTGGTCCCTCCCCCCTCAACGATGCACAACACTTCTGTTTTTCGTCCACGGTCGGTCCCTTTCAAAAAGAGGCGGGGGATAGTGGCTGGGAATAGGCAGGAAGAGTTCCACGCCCCCGCCGAGGCTTGTATGATGGCAAGTTGCCAGATTCCCATACCCCTATTATACCACCACCCCCGCAGGGAGTCAACCCACCATCTTTTTTTTCTTAAACCTGTGATTGGGTATTGCATTGTATGGTAGTTACTGGTACAATGGGGGAATGGAAGAACAACGACCGGCCAAGAACTCACCCGAAGGGAAACACCTTATCGTGGTGGAGGCATACAACCCCTGCCGGTGCCATACCCTGGTCCGTGCCAGATTTAAGACAGATGAAGGCCATTGGTTTTTCTTCTTTGTCCCCATCCGTCATGGCGTCACATTCGGGGACCATCTCATTTTCCACACCAACAACCATGTTCCTCCCACCTTAAGCCTTTTTCTCGACCGGGGGGAGAAACTCCGATATCGTCTCCAGATGGACGATATACCGAGTGGGATTTTCGATAAAGCCCTAAGAGAGTTGTCGCCATTGGTGAATCCACAACAGAAGGAAGAGAGAGGAGAAAACAATGTTTAACATTGAGTTCAAAGCCGGTAAGACCGACACGGCCGTCGCCGTAGAAATCGAAACAGACACCCCATGTTACCGTCCCGTAATTCGTTTACTTTGGGATACCGGATTTCAAATAACGGCCCAGTTGCTCCGGTCTCATTGTGAGAAAGAGCTACGAAAGGCCATAAGAAACTTGGTCAAGCAGGCCTACGAACAAGGCCTCGTAGATGGGAAAAATCACCGTCAAGTCAAAACGGATTTCGTGGAGTCTCTCGTACCCTCCGATGTAATTGGGTGGTGACGTATGATAGAGAAGCACTGTAGCGATTGCGCCTTCTACGACCCATTCGGACTCAAGTGCCGCTTGACGGGGGACCACGAGTGGTCCACGAGCAGGGCCTGCGAGGCATATGAACCCATGTCCGATCACGCCATTGAGGACCTTCTCGACAGCATCGAGCAGGATAACATCCTCCGTGACGCAACGTGGAGGCCCGAATGAGTAAACACGCCATTCTCTGTGGGGATTTCCTGAAAATACTCCCCACTCTACCTCCAGCCACGATGATCTTCGCTGATCCCCCCGACAACTTGGGTGTAGTCTATGATGGCGGTGTGTCGGATCAGCGTAACGACTATCTGCACTGGCTTCTCGAAGGGATAGCCACAGCAGCTTTGTTACATGATCCAAAGGTATTCTGGCTAAGCATAAACCATATTTACCTCTCGGATGTACTAAGGTGGTTCGGATGCTGGAGATCGGATTCCCCCTCAGAGTGGCAGGTCCGTTTATTTCTGTGGCGGTTCACCTTCGGACAGCACCGGAACAGCGACTTCGGCAACGGCTACCGTCCCATCCTACGCTTCTCTCGGCCTGGAACCGAGTGGTACACAGACAGTGTACGAGTGCCCTCCGCCCGGCAGACCAAGTACCACGACAAGCGGGCCTCTGCGGAGGGACGTGTTCCCGATGACGTGTGGGACTTCCCCCGCGTGTGCGGGACCTTCCACGAACGCCGTCCTTGGCACCCCAACCAACATCCGGAGGCCCTAATGGAGCGCATCATAAAGGTATCGTGCCGAGAGGGTGACGACTGCATCGACCTCTTTGGGGGAACCTTCACGACGGATCGCGTATGCCGTAGGCTCGGCGTATCCTGCACGAGCATCGAGATTTCCCCCGTGTACTGCCAGAAATACCAGGAAGAACTATCACATGCGACGACCTGACACTATCGTACTGGTGTGGATGATGGCCAAGATCGTAGTGGACGTGGTGGCGATTATCTACCTATTTTGGAGGTTCGGAAAGTGAGTCATGCACTCAAGACCTTTGATTTCGGATCGGGGGAGATAACGGAAGTCTCATATCTGGAAAAGGTGTTCGGGATCAAACGTCGGACGGCAATGGCCTATCTCAAAGCCCTCCATATCCAGCCCATCTTCATCGGAGCGGACGCATACTTCAGCCTCCCCACCCTCCGCAGAATCCTGTTCGTCCTGAGCCGTCCGGGGTCACCGGGATTTGTCATGCCCGGCTCCAAAAAGAAGAACGATCCCCGACTCAACAAGGGGGGCTACCTGACCGAAGTGACCGATGGGATTCTGGCGCAGGCGGCTGCCCCGGTCATCCTCGCGGAGATGGCTGGGGCGACGGGGCGGGACGTAGACCTCTTGAAGAAATTTATCGTCCCCTCCGCAGAGAAGAAATCCAAGAAACCAAAAGAGGAACCCGATGGAAAATGAAGTGAGACAAATTCCAAGATACCCCAATTACTGGGCTACGAGGTATGGTTCAATTCTTTCTCGTAAACGATTAAGAACGAAAGGAGGAATCCTACGTCCAACTATAGAGACGGGAGGACATTTGCGTCTCTTGGTATGCGAAGACGGAAAGAAATATCACGAATTTGTCCATAGGCTGGTGCTGGAGGCGTTCGTGGGACCGTGCCCGGTGGGGATGGAGTGCAGACACCTGAATGGGAATCCCTCCGACAACCGATTGGAGAACTTGGCGTGGGGAACCAAATCGGAAAATGCCCAGGATGCGGTAAGACATGGAACATCCGCAGGATTCCAACTCAGAGGCAGAGTTGGTTTATCTGGGGAGAGAAATGGACAATCAAAGCTTATGGAGGAAAAAGTTCGGGTAATCAGATATCTTTTTAAGGCAGCCAAATTTAATCAAACAGAATTGGCTTGGCAATTCGATGTAAGCAAGACCACTATCAGAAGAGTAGTTATTGGTGAACGATGGGGCCACGTATGAATGAAATCCAACGGGTAGCTCCGGACGATCTGACAGGTCTGATTCTATCCTATAATGACCCGAACCTGGTGGCCGGTCTATTCGATTCGATGGGGTGGAATCTTACCGAAGAGATCAAGGAGACCTTATATGTGGCTCGTCAGTCCAAGAATCTTGCTGCGAAGATGACTGCCTTGAAATATCTCCGAACACTCGTAAATGAAACGGCAGAATCGGCCGGTTATTTGGCCAAGGTATCTCAGACAGTATCAACAGACGACGGAAGCCAAACAACGTTCTCGGCCCGGCGCATCGCTGGTGCCTTGAATCCAACCAACAACAAACTTCATAAGGAGATCGTGAATGTCCAAGACCAACGAGAATCAACCGCTGTCGTTCGAGGAAGCCTTACAGGGGAGACCGGGGGGATTGGAGATCGAGGAGTCGTTGCCCCCGGACGCGATGGACGATCCGGGTCCTATGACGGAGGACGAAGTGCTGGAGCAAGCCTTGGGGGAGGAGAAGGCGGAGATGATGCTGGGGACGAACTTCCAGGAGATACCGGAGACCCCGATGAACATACCGGACGTGGTGGAGATGGCTTCGATGATACTCCCCCATACTCCACCGGAGGCCCCTGCATCGACCATCGCCCTCCCACTTGTAGACATGCCCTCTACCCAGGTGTATCCTCCGCAGGGCCAGACGGAAGAGAACAGTCCGAAGAAAAGGTTTGAGGAGTTCGTTCGGGGACCTGAGTTCACGGTCAGTTGGGTGGAACAACACCTCCAACAGTTCTCGGATGTACCTTTCATTCTCCCCAGCCCCTCGACATGGGCCGGACTTGGAGGGATGGACGTGGCAAAAGCTGTTCACGACTTCATGCGTTCGCCATCATTCCTAAACAGGATTTGGAGGCAGTTAGAGATGGTCATGGGGCTTTCCGTGGACAATACGCCGTGGTGCGTAGAGGTCGCTTGCTCAATGATGCTATTCCATTTCTTGTGGTATCTGTCTGAATGATAATCAACCGCCCATACCCACTGTTCCCCCTCCCTTCCGACTACGGAGACCTCTCTGCGGAGGGTCAGAAGTTGGCCCGGCTGTCGGTACTGTCGGACCACTCGACGCCCTATCGTCTCACATGTGCTTGGGACTTCTTCCGCCGCACGTACCTGGCGGGGACGGAACAGGCGGTGTTCTACAAAAAGGGCTTCTCGGAATCACCGGAGTTCCACTATGACATGATTTTTGATATGGGGATGCACGGCCGGAACGTGACGGCGGCTCCCCGTGGGTCGGCCAAGAGCACGGTGCTGACGGAGATTGCCATGCTCCTGGCGTTGACCAAGCCCCCCTACGAGACGATGTTTGGTCTGGCAACGGACAAGCTGGTGGAGGAGCGGTTCGACCAGATCATGTTTCAGTTCCAGGATAACGAGTTGATCCTGCAAGACTTCGGGGATATGCGTCCCAAGCGGGGCAGCGCGTTGTGGAACCACCATTATCTCCACCTGTCCAACGGATCGGTCATCAAGGGCCTGTCGGTCATGGGTAAGAAGCGCGGCGGGCGTCCCCATCTGTTCATCCTGGACGACCCGGAGAACGACCCGGACAGCGACTCGGAATCGTCCCGCGCCATCCTCATCGAGAAGTTCGAGATGATCCTGTTCAAGCAAATCCTCCCCATGCTTGAGAGCGGATCGTGCGTTTCATGGGTTGGGACCCTGATCGACCGGAAGGCGTTCCTCTACAAGGCGGTGAAAGGGGACGATCCCAGGTTCGACTTCTGGAATCGCAAGACTCTCCGGGCCATATCCTACGACAAGGATGACCCGAAGAAATGCCACGTTCTGTGGCCCGCGAAGTGGCCCCAGGATGTACTCGAAGCCCGTAAAGAAGAGATTGGCCTGAGTGCGTTTCATAGCGAATACCTGAACGAGCCGGTCAGTGCCCAGGACAGGATTTTGATTGTTGATCCTCGGCGTAATGAATACACCGTGGATGGATCGTTCAACTGGAGTAACCCCCTATCCAACGAGAACCTGGTACACTGGAACGACCGGGTGTTTGGGGAAGACTCTACGGGCCGAATCTATCTGGAGAGGACAGCCCCCTATCACGAATTGGTACGTCCCATGTTCCGGTTCCTCCTCTTCGACTATGCGGAGGGATTGACTTCGTACAACGACTACTCCTGTATCGCCATCTGTGGAATGGATACCCAGGCCACCTTGTGGGTGCTGCAAATGCTGCTTATGAGGGCCAAAGAAGACACTCTCATGCGTCTGATCTATGAGACCGGGTTGGCGTGGCAGGTGCGGGTCATCGGGATCGAGGCCGTGAGTCTCCAAAAAGCCTTTGTGGAGGCAACACGGGAGTACACACTGGAGCAGGGAAACATGCGGGGGGATCAGTGGCGGGCACGAGTGTTTCCGATCACCTACCCTTCGAGAGAGTCCAAGGCCCAAAAGATCGCCTCCCTGGAGTGGCGGTTCAATTCCGGCCGCATCAAGTATCCCGCGCACATGCGGAACGAGTGGCCCTACAACCAACTGTACGACCAAACGCAGGACTTCACGATGGATCTTGCGCTCCTGCCACATGATGATGCGATTGACACCCTTTCCATGTCTAAGTACGTCATCAAGACGACCGGGCACCAGTTCAAGCGGGAGGCGGGACAGTCGGGTCTACTGGAGCGAATCATCAAGAACCAACCGGCTATCCCAGGGCAACCCCTATTGTCGGGGGTCTCCTCCAGCCAGATCAGCGACGAGATGATGGGAATTTTGTCCCGTCGTGCAAGGGATAAGGCTATCGAACCACGACGTAGGCGAATCGAGCGTAGGAATCCGAGAAATATACGGTAGGGGCTTGGAAGGAATAGTGTTTTGTGGTAAAATGTGGATAGAGAAGACAAAGGAGATTTTCTATGGATATCGTGGGCGTGGCAATTCTCGTCGTGGTGACGGGTGTTCTGGCAATAGCGGTGGATAAGCTGGTCCATCGTGTACTCAGCATGAACGAAAAGTTAATGGTGATGCTCGCATCCCGTGATGGAGACGCAGCGGGGGCCAGACTCCTATCCATGAACAAACCTCCGCAGGGCCACCTTCCGGGGGTTGCTAAACCTGCGGAGGAGAAACCCAAAACAGGAACCGTAGTTACTTACGGGGGGATGTAAAATGCCACACGTGTTCAGTCTCCCGAAAGACGAGACGCAAAGGTGCGATGTTATCTCGAATATCTTATTGCAGGGACGCGGGATCAGAAACCCCGTGAGTATCCGTTGGTGGTTGGCAAGTGCCTATATGATGGGAATTCGGGAGTTTTCTGCGATCAATTATTCTTCGGGCACCGTGAGCATAGCCTACCTGAACGAAGCTGGTCTCCTGAAATTTCGCTACGAGGAGATCGTGGCCAAATATCAGTCCCAGCTTGGGAGGCTGTACTCCCTCGATCTGTCCCCGGCTGTCCGGATGAAGGGAATATCTCTCGATGGGATGCGGAAGGCTTCCGTGGCGCAGGTGGTGCTGGACGCCGCGATGACGGAGGACAAGATTGATCGGCTCAAGTCCGATTTGTGTCCTCCCCTTCTGATGTTCGGGACTGTGGGAGTAGGTCTGTGGGTGGACAGCGCGGATTCACAGGGGATCGAGGTGATCCCCCCCTGGCAACTGTTCCCCATTCCCGTTAACATTGCGGGTCCGAACGAGGTCCGGGGGTTGATTCGGTATCGGCCCGTCCCCGTGGATTGGTTGAAGGAACTGAAAATCACCCCCGGTGCCCGGTCCAAGGACTGGAAAGAGGTCGATTCGGCCTCGGTTCCCCGTGGTCATCTTCCCCTCGATATGGACACACTCGGAGAGGGTCTCGTCTCTATGACCGCCGGGGGGGGTGGATTCTCTGTTCATACCCAGAGCTTGAAAGATAATGGGATGGCGCAGGGGAAGACTAAGAAGGACGACCAGACGAATGTTCCCATTACTGGACTGACGGAGGTGTGGACGGAAACGAGCGACGGGTATCTGGCTACGTACTCAATCTACGCCGGGATCACCAAGCTCAAGGAACTCTATTTCCAAGACCACACCGCTGAGAGGTATCCAATGCCCGTCCGTGTCATCCGAGACGTGACGATTGGATCGTTCTGGGGACGGTCTTATGTAGATATGATGATCCCCCTCAACCACGAGATCGAGGTTGCCATGTCCAGCCTGTTCGAGGCCGTGAGTGACTTCGACCTCTATGGGTTGCAGTTGTGGCCCACGACGTTGGGGAACCCCACCTTGGCCGAGCGTGGTCAGGATGGAATCAAGCGTATTCGGTACGAGCCGGACTATACGTGCCCGGAAATCAAGATCGAGAACGTCATGCCCGCCAAGATGACAAATCCCCAGTTGATGGCGGTGAACCTGGCGTCGTCCATGCTGGACAAGATCGCCAACCAGCCCTCCCAGATGATGTCGGGGCAGGCCCCTGGTCGAATGGATTCCGCAGCGGGTATCAATCTTCTGTATGAGACATCCGGGATACCCCTCAGTCCTACCGCCAAGAACATTGCGGAGGGGGTGGAGGGGTGTTACCGATCCCTCCTGCGGATTCTCAAGGATATGTGGGACGACCAGAAGGTAGTGAACGTGTCAAGCCTTGATGACTCCCTGGCGGGGATCGTACTGGACGCGGACGCTGGTACTTTGAGTCTATCGAAGAACGCGATCCCAATGCCGGAGGAAGTGACGATCAAGATCGCCAGTGAGATTCCCGTCTCCCGTACCAAGGACGAGGCCGAGTTGAAGGAGGCCCTAAAGGCAGGACGAATCACTATTGACGAGTTCAACTGGACGGTGCGGAAGAAGGGCCTGAACATCCCCGTGGGTGACGAGATTGGGTGGCAGAACTACCGCCGGGCAATGCTGAACAACATCCTTCTGTTCGGGGACGGTGAGACACCTGGAAAAATTGTCATCAGCCCCCATGATTTGCACCGCATCCATATCCAAGTGATGCAGTCGTTCATGGCTCGTCCGGAGTTCTTTTCCGCAGACGGCCGGGTTCGACAGGCGTTCGATGACGCCATGATGGAACGTAAAGGGCAGATGGGGATGTTCCCCGATGCCCTACCTTACCCCGAAGATACCGCCGCCGCGATGATGGGGCAACCTCCGCAGGGTGACATTTCGATGATGCAAGGTGGAAGTCCCCAGATGGGGGCGGTTCCGCTCCAGTAACCGATCAACCTTTGAAAGGAACGAACAATGCCAGACCCAGTTGTAGACCCGAACCTGAAACCTGAACCGACAAAGCCCGACACGTATGACTTGACGGTGGATGGGGCTAAGCGTACTGTTACCCTGTCGGAAATGCAGGAGTTGGCACAAAAGAGTGCGGGGGCGGATGCGAAGTTCCGGGAGGCAAGCGACCTTCGGAAGGAAGCTGAAGACGGGATGAGACTCAAGGGTCTCGTGGCCCGGATGTCGGATGGGAGCTACACACCCACCTCCGCAGAGACCTCCGAGTTGGCGAGCCTGATTGGGGTCGATCCCAAGGAGTTCGCCGAGTACCTGAAATCCGACGAGAAGGTTCCGGCCAAGGGCGCCGCCAAATCTGCGGAGGGAATCACCAAGGAGGACCTCGTGAAAGCGTTGGGGTTCGACCCTGCGGAGGCCAAGGCTATTCTGGACTACTCTCACCAGCGTCATATTGACGATGCACGCAGACAAATCCGAGAATTATCGGACAATGCGGTTGACAAAGATGACGTTTTTGGTAAAATGGTAGTAGGTGAGAACGGAAAGGATCGTTCCGCCGCGATTAAGGATATGGTAGCAGAGGACGTACTCAGAGCAGTTCAGGATGGACGCCCGTTTGGGGCCGAGCTTGTGGCGGCAAGTGTTCAAAAGACACGCGCCCACCTTACCAAGTTTGGAATCCAAGGGAATCCGAGCCAACACCCCTTGACGTTGGGACTTGGCCCAGGAGGAGGGTTGCCCGCCGAAGTGCAATCTGAGACCCCCATCAAGCGAATCAGTTCCGCCGACGACACGGATGAATCGAACTTCGTGGCTCGGACCATGCAAAAGGTCTTGAAATCCATGCGGGGCGGCTGATTGGGATGGCTTGAGGATGCCTCTTGCTGCGAATGTGGGCGAATGGTGCCCGAAACGTAGTAACCAAATCGCGTCGAGAGGCGCAGATATGGCTCTCGTGTCGTTGGATTACGTTGGACTCAACGGTGTACTCATGCCGCGTAGGTCGTGCCCCAAGGATGGGTGCAAAAGGCTACGCAAGTTGAGAAGGACATGGACGGAAGACGGGTACTTCTATTTGGTTGAGTCATCGACGTGTGAGCGACATACACGGGAAGAGAGTCATTTTCCACGGATTGGAAGAACAAGGGAATAAGTGATTTATGAGTCAAGCTGTCGACATACTGAACGATATCGTAAAAGAGGAATTGCCTCGTATGTTCGTGGACCTTGAGCCACAGGTTGCTCCGATGTTCGAGAAAGTGAAACGGACCTCCTTTGGGGTCAAGAGTCAGGATGGCCTCGGCAAGGGCTATCAAGTCATCCACATGTACGAGACTGGCACCGCTGGTCTGTTTGAGAGCGGCGACCCCCTCGGCCCCGGCATGACGGCCATTAGCGGCAATCAGGCCCAGTTGCTCGCCGAAGGTACGGCGGCTACGAATCTGGCGATCTTTCCGGAGGCCACCGAAGTCCCGCACACCGGCGAAGTTAAGCGGACCCTGGTCCTGAACAAGGTTGTGGGCAACTACAGCGTCCCGGCTTCGTGGAAGCAGTTGGACATGCTGAACGCGGCCCAGTTGAAGAAAGTCGCGCGGGACCTCAAGGCGGTGGCCAAGGCCAAGCTGATGTACGAGGCCACGTCGTTCTTCTCCCACGAGGCTGCGGCTACTGGTGGGGCTTCGGGTCAGGTGGTTCAAGTGCTCGGCCGGATTTCGGCCATTGCTGAGCATGGGACGTGGACCGACTACATCGTTGTCACCCTGGACGAGCAGTATGGCCGTATCGCCAACTTCGTCAAGGGCCAACGGTTGGACATCGTGGCCGCGAGTGGTGTGACTGTCCAAGTGGGTACGGCGACGGATGGTACGGACGTTCGTAACTACACCCACACCGGCGCGGTGTACGTGCATCTGATCGTGGTGGATGTGGACTACCTCGGCAAGAAGATCACCCTCCGCCCGGTCAATTCGACCACGGGTGCCTTGCCCAACTACGGCTCCGGTACGAGTGGTGACGTGTTCCAGAATGGTCAGGCGGGTGCCGCGAACGATTGGCTGGTCTATGCCAAGACGACCCGGTACACGACTGCGACTCGTCCCCAGTATTCTTGGGGCCTGAACAACTGGGTAAAGGCTTCGGGGACGATCCTCGGCGGAGCAACCGCCGCGAGCGGGCTGGACGTGGACCTGTATTCCATGTTCAAATCTCAAGTGAAGGCGATCAACACGAGCCTGACCGATGACATCATCAACGGATACATCGGCGGCTACCTGGACGCCTACCCTGGCGAGACGCTCGATACGATCATCACGACCCAGGGCGTTCAGCAACAGTGGCTCAAGCAGCCCGGTCTCTACAACAACCGGCAGAACTACGAGCGCACCGGCAAGGCCCTGAGCTTCAAGGGCGGTTGGTCCTCCATCGGCTACGAGTTCGGTGGGCGTGTCTTTGAGTTTGACATCAGCCCCATGTGCCTGAGCAAGACCCTGTACGCCTTGAAGTTCGGCGGGAACAACATCCTCCGCTACGGTCCTCCGCGTATCGGAGGGGTCGAGTCCCAGATGGGTCCGGAGCTTGAGTTCCTTGCCCCGCTCGGTGGTCTGAGTGGCGTGTTTATGATCGCCCGCTCCAGCACGGGTGCCCCCACGGAATTGCTTGAGGCCCCGTTCTGGTACTACGATCTGCTCTGTCCTGTAGATCCGAGGGGAATAAAGTTCACGGGACTCACCGAAGCGACGATGCTGTAGTGCAATCACCCTCCGCAGTGAAGACTACGGGACCAAACGTAGCCCTGCGGAGGTCTTTCTTTGACAATGTGTGTTAGCACCGGGGAGTCGTCATCATCTTCTCTCCTCCTCTCTGGTTGGTCGGGTTTAGACCCCCCGGTGCTTTTTTTAGGAGTGTACAAATGATTTTCACAGAGTTGGTCCAGAAATACGGGCCGTGGGCTTTCGCCGATCTGATGTCCGCAAATGTCAACAGCCATATCTACTACGTCGATAAGGGGGCCACGAACGCCCTCGATGCCAACGATGGTGTTCACGGGCAGACGTGGGAAAACCCCTTCGCAACGATTGCCTACGCGATAACGCGGAACAACGTCGATGCCAGTTCGTACTCGATGAGTACCATCTTCGTCAACGCCAACACCTACTCCGAGGCACTGACGGTCCTCCCTAAGAACTGCAACGTGATCGCGGTAGGTGCGAAGACGAGAATTGCCGGGGCGCATACCTTTGCTGCTGGGTCTCAGAATATCCACTTCTGGAACTTCTGGTTCCGTGGTTCTGGGGCCTATCCGGGCGTCACCATTCCGGGTACAACCTACGGCGTTGGCTTCCACGGATGTACGTTCGAGGGGGCAGCAAGCGTGACGTATGCCCTCCAAGTTGGGGATACACAGGATTGCATTATTGAAGATTGCCGGTTCATTGGCAATCCGGTGGCACCCACGGCGATCTTTTTCTCAGGTACTACCAACCTGAGAACTCGGATTCGACGCAACTGGATTTGCGCCACCACAAATGGTATCCTCATCGACGGGGGCGATAATACCAGCTACGGCAACCTGATCGACAACAACTACATCACTCGTCAGACTGCCGATCCGAACAATACCGCCCAGATGGCCTATGGTATCAAGATGACGAAGGCCACGGGTACGTCCAAGTGGCTTATTGTGAATAACAGCATCGAAGCGATTGACGCAATCTACTCCGGTACGGACGATACTCAGTTTGACAATTCGTGTATCGGAAACCGGGTCAATCAGGCCGGGACGGGTGCGTTCGAGGATGAAGGTGCTTGATGGCTACTCCGGTAATCAAGAACCTGAGATTGTTGGACAATACGATACTCGTTCTCCCCGATTCACCCGGGGCAAACGTGACGACCGGGTTAGTCAAGTTTCACCGGTCTATGGGTGGCACTTCGTTATCTGTCCTTATTAACGAGGCGGAACAACACGTATTGTTCGTAAACAGTATGGCCACCGAGGTTGTTGTGGGCGGCGTAACGTATTGGGCTATGCCCCACATGGCCGTTGTCGGTTTCATCCCCTAAGTATGATTTTTGAGTTCCCTCCACAGGGTCAGTTGTCCACAAATCGTAGACGACTCGCCCTGCGGAGGGTTTTTGGAGACCAACATGTCACAAGAAGTTAGACCAGTTCCGCCTCAAGATGGGTGGCCGATCAACCATCTCAACGCGGGTGTGGCGGGGTGTTTCAAAGTGGCCAACTCGCCAGGGCCGAACCTGTCGTGGTACATCGACGGGTTTGTGCTGACGGGGGGCGGGACGGCGGATGGGTTTTCGATCATACGGAGGGCCGCGCTCCAGTTTGCGGAGGCGGCGGATACGTTCACCGTAAGCGACAACGCCGCGCTCGAACCGGGCACGGGGCACTTCGCCATTGAGTTCGGGATCAAGGCGGCTTCTACGGCGGTAAGCGTGGCGGCACTCATCAGCAAGTACGCATCGACCAATGGGTACTTGGTGACTACGACCGCAGCGGGTAAGCTGGCGGTGACGGTGGGGGATGGGACGGACACGGCCACGGCGACGAGCATCAACGTCATCAATGATGGTTTGTGGCACCATGTTGTCATCAACATTGAAGCAGCCTCCGTGACGGGGTTGAAAATCTACATCGACGGGGCCTTGGCCGTGACGGCCGGGGCGGACCTGTCGGCCGTGGGGAGCACCACGGGAGGGTCCGCTAACTTGGTCCTTACCGGAGAGGCTTCCAAGACGTTCTCCATTAGCGCGTTGGGACTTTACAAAGGGCAAATCTTGTCGGCCGCAGAGATTTCTACGCGGTGGGCGGGTGGGGCCGGGAGCAAGTTCACGGGAAGCGAGACGGGAATCTCGGCAGCGTGGAACCTGGACGAGGGAACGGGGACTTCCCATACCGATTTGGTGGCGAGCAACACTGGAACGTCTTCGAGTACGGTGTGGTTGGATGGGGAGGGATTGCCTATTGACCTCCATACGCTCGGCAAGACGATCAAATACAACGTGGGCGTGTTGACGACGAGCGGCGTGGTTGGGAATACGGTCGTGACGTTCCCCCACTCGATCAAGATAGGGCGGAACAACCTCGTGCGCCTCGATGAAACGGATGGGGCGTGGGCGGTTCAATTGTTTGGACATAGTGAGAGAGCATAATGGCAGACGTGAAACCAACACCGGCGAATAATCCATTCATCAAAGAGGCAATGGAGAAAGCACTCGTTCAAGAGCGACTCAAGAAGAAGTATCCCCAGATGTTCCAATCGGGATGGGGGGGTAGGGTTGCCCAGGCAATCAAGGGGGCAAGGACTAAGGAAACGGGCAGTTCTCAACATCGAATGGGAATGTCTATAACGACACCAGATGACTTAGTGGCAATCAACAAATCGAGAGACAAACAGTATAAGTGAAAGGGAACCCGATGAGCCAGATGGTGATTCAAGTCAACAAAGAAGGTGGAGAGGCAGTGGCGGCGTTGGCGGACATCGCCCTGAAAGTAGGGGGCTTGTCCAATCTACAGAAGGTCAGCCTGATTCTCTCCTGCGTGAAGATGATTGAGGAAGCCCCCGCAGAGACCCCCAAGGTTGTCAAGTTTCCAGGACGAAGACCAGACCTTGAGGTGGAACCCCTTCGGGGGGAAGAGGCACGTTGGGAAGACGAAAAACCCGCGGAGGAGAAACAATGATTGGAATGGCCTCGACGTGGAACAAGGACGAGCACGGCCTGATGGGTGGGGAGATTGGCGCGTTCGTGAGCCGGATGGGTAAACGGGCGAGACGGGACCTGGCCGTGGTTCGGTATCACAAGCTGGATACGTTCTGCATCATCGAATTTCTGTCCCCCCGCAGAGATGTGTTCGTGGATACCATGAACCTGGGGAAGTCACTCGCCAACTTCGACAGGACGAAGCGGCAGGACCTGGAGCGGCGGTTGTTTGCTCCCATCACATGCGAGGAAGAGTGCCGGTTGCTGTCGGAAGCTGACAGTGACTACCATCACGGTCGGCAGGACGATCAGTCAGAAGAGACAGAAAGGTTGGAAAAATGCGCACGTGGAGAGTAAACTGGGTATTGGTGGTACTGGTAGCCCTTGTCGTGTATTTTGGGGTGTATCATATCTACTCCACTGTTCCACAACAAGGTATCGCTCCCCAAGTGGCTAAGGTCAGGGGGGCTGTGGTCCACATCAGAAAGACCACGCCCGATGGTGGTTGCCAAGGTTCCGGATGTCTTATCGACCCCAGTGGGATTCTCTTCACGGCCAAACACGTCTCAGACGGTCAGCCTGGTGACTATGTGGTTACGCTCGATGATGGAAGGTCCTTTGGGGTAAAGTATGTCATCGAGGATCGGGAGAACGATGTGGCCCTGATGAAGCTCGATCTACCTCCTGGCACCGAGCCGCTGCCCTATGTGCGACTCGCCTCCGGGGATGACATGCAGGTGGGGGAGGCACTGTTCATCTTTGGCTCCCCACTTGGCAAGGACAACTTCAACACGGTCTCCCTCGGTATCCTGTCGGCCGTGAACCGAGACCTCGCAAGAATCTGTTCGGAAGGCAAGAAATACGACTGGTATGTCATGATGCAATCCACGAGTCCTGCATTTCCTGGGAACTCCGGCGGGCCGGTATTCAACATGCAGAGCGAGGTCATCGGTATCCTGGTGGCCGGGATGGCGGAGACGTTGAACTACGCGGTCCCCGTGGCTCGATTCCGGGATACTATAGGGTCCGTTTGTAGTTGGTTCGATCTGTGCCGATTCCATGTAGTTACCCCGGATATGCAGGGACCCCAGGGACCCCAGGGACCCCCAGGAGAGCGCGGCCCGGCGGCAGACCCAATCGACCCAAACAAGGGGGAGGACAAGTGATATGCCTCCGTTTGTGTCGGACAAGCAGCGCAGGTTCATGTTCTCACAGCATCCGGAGATTGCCAAGCGTTTCGCTGCGGAGGGAAAGGCCAGCGTGGAACCCTCTAAGCACCCTATCGCAAAGGCTATGAAGGTCAAGAGGGCACGGCATGGAAAGTGACATGGTGAACGATGACCCTGGACCTGGGAACGCTGTTGCAACTGATAGTCCTCCCGGTGTCGATGGCGACGACGTGGCTCCTGAGCCGGAAGGGAAAGGAACGATGGGGATACCTCGTTGGGTTTCTATCCTTACCCCTCTGGTGTTGTTTGGAAATTTACTACAAGGAGTGGGTGTTCCTTGCAACGACTCCGGCATACATGGTCTGGTGGTTCCGTGGGCTATGTAATCATTGGAAGGTAGAACCATGAAGACGTTTAGGTTTCGAGGGAAACGATACCGGGTAGTGGTGGAATCCTTGCATGGTATGTGTGATAGCCCCACGAAGCGCGATCCGGCGATTTATCTTTTTGCCAACCTCAACAAAAAGTCCGGATTGGAGACGTGTATCCACGAAGCCCTGCACGCGGAAGATTGGTCCGCGAGTGAACGAAAGATAGAACGTACCTCTGCGGAGATTGCGGATTTTCTGTGGAAACTGGGATTCCGAAAGGTAGTTGGATAATCATGCGTCAGGAAGATAGAGAATGGATCGAAGCACGATTTGATCGAATCGAGATCGCCATAGCCAAGTTGCAGGTGAAGTCGGGGGTGTGGGGCCTCATCGGGGGGTCAATCCCCGTGGCGATCATGCTGGCAATATACCTGGTAGAGAAACTCTAAAGGAGATTTCAAGTGGCGTTCACGAGCACAATAGACCAAGCGTTCCTGGACCACTTCTTCGGGTTGGCAAGTTGGACGGCCCCCACCCAATGGTGGGCGGGCTACTCGACGGCCGATCCCGGCAAGACTGGGGCGGGATTGGCGGAGCCGGATCATGGTACTACGGACTATCACCGCGTACAGGTGTTGTCGGCGGGGTGGGGACGTACCACGAGTACGGTGGACAATGAGGCCGTGATCGAGTTCGCGCCGACTACGGGTAGCCAGGGGCACGTCACCCATGCGTGCCTATTCGACGGGGCGGCGGGTTCGCTGATTTGGTCGGCGGAATTGACGGTCCACAAGGACATTGGTTCCGGGGAAACGCCGCGCTTTGCAGCGGGTACCTTCGACGTTACCATAAGTTAGGGAAACCACATGGCTCTTTCAGCATCTACAGTTTGGGAGTTCGCATCGGGCGGCTCGATGAACAACGGCGGCGGGTACGTGACCACTGGCGGAAGCACGGACTACTCGCTCGCCGCTCCTACTCCCGTCTATTCCCCAACTACGGCCTACCACGCGGCTGGGTCAACCACAGTGACGGTGGATGGTGGGGCATTTACTGCGGCGATGGTGGGCAATCTGTTGAAGTGTGTGAGTGGCACCAACGCCACGGTAGGCTGGTACGAGATTAAGACCAGGGTTGACGCCAACAACATAACCCTCGACCGCACCCTCAACGCCACGGCCAACACCACCAAAGATATCACATTGAATGTCGGCGGTGCGCTGGCCTACGGGATTGCGGCACAAGACACGGCGTTTCATGCTGCATTACTGGCGGGAATGACCGTGTGGTATTCAGGTGGGAATACGAATCCCGGAACCACTTTCACGATAGCGGGTAATGTGGCGGCAGGCGGAATAGGCACGGGACCACTGCCAATCACATATAAGGGGTATAAGGCAAGCCGGGCGGATTCGTGTGTGGGAGTGTATAGACCCACCATTGCCTGTGGGGCTTTTACTTTTGGTTCCGGCACGTACTCCAACTGGTCTAATCTACAGTTCACCGGAACAGCCGCATCCGTTTTTACATCCTCCGGACAAAGCACTATTTTCAACTGCAAGTGCGTGAATTCCTCCGCCACTGCAAATCAGTACGCTTTTGTTCCTGTTGGTAGTAACATGATCGGTTGCGAGGGATCATCCCCGGCGGGAACGGGTTTTCGATCAAACGGGTCCACCCATATAAGTTGCTATGCCCATGACTGCGTTATCGGTTTTCAAAGTATCACATCAGGGTGTCGTTTCTTCAGTTGTGTGGTTGACACATGTGGAGGAGCGACGGCTACTTCGGGGGATGGCATAAATCCAATTGGAGGCGACGATATAGTAAACTGCACCATACGCAATTGCAAGAACGGAATCTATAGTTCCGCCTCTTTCGATTGTATCTTCATAAACAATATAATCGCGGATTGCTACAACGGAGCTAACTGGGGAACTAACGAACTCCAGAACACATGGGCCTACAACTGTTTCTACGGAAACACGACCCCACGTACCAACGTGACAGCAGGAGCCACTGATATTGCTACTGATCCAGCCTTGACCGGGACAATTGGTAAGGGCACCGATGGAGCGTCGGTCGCAACCAGTCTGGTATTCACGTCTGCATCAAACCCATTCGCCAGTGTAACAACTTCAGACTATCTGGCGATCTTCGCAGGCACGGGCACGGGAATCAAGTTGGCTGTCTATGCCATTTCCTCAGTGGCCAGCATACCCGGACAGATAACTCTGGCAACCGATCCTACGGACGCTACGAACAATATCAGTTCATGTACGTTCGGAGTGGTGAAGGGGATTGACTTCACACTGGGGGCGGGGAGTTCCTGTATTGACGCAGCCCTGGACGCACAGACCTACAGCGGAGTCACGGTGTAATGAGCCTATACATTGGGGCCTCCCAACAATCCGGATTTGATATAGGCGCGTCCCAGTACACCGTCCCCGCTGTGACCTACGTTGACATGGCGGTATCGGGCGGGGGGACGGGGGGTGGGTCCGGAACACTTTCGATTGTCGTAGAACTCGCGGTATCCGGGGGTGGAGTAGGTGGTGGATCGGCCACACTGACAACAATCAAATACATAGACCTCGCGGTTGCGGGGGGCGGAACTGGCGGCGGGTCGGCCACACTGGATGTCATAGAAGGAGGACCCATGATCGTACTACCAATCTACTACGGGGACTTTGCGGCTGGATCGACGTTACGTATGATCTGGAATACGTTTGGGTCCTCGTCCCAGCCTATTACCCAGACGGGTCTGGCCGTGACGGACATCGAGGTGTACAAGGGGTCGAGCATGACGCAGCGGTCGTCCGACTCCGGGTACACGTTGCTCGATACGGACGGAACGGACCTCGACGGGATCACCGGGATTCACGGAATCTCGATTGACCTGAGTGACAACTCCGACGCAGGGTTCTACGCGGTGGGGAACGACTACTTCGTGGTCATCAACGCGATCACGGTGAATGGTCAGACCGTCCAATTCTGCGGAGGGATGTTCTCGATTCAGAACCGGGCCACGGCGAATGGGGTGGGGGACTACTCGGTAACACTGACGATCCGCACGACGGGGGGAACCCCGGTGTCGGGGGTGAGCGTATGGGTGAACTCGTCCAATACCAGGTCGGGGTCCGTGGCGGGGACGAAGGTGACGGACACCAACGGACAGGTGACGTTCAACCTCGAATACACGACGTACTACGTGTTCTGCACCCTATCGGCCTACACGTTTGCCCCGGCACAGTTCACGGCGGCGTCGGGGTCGGTGTCGTTCACAAAGGACATAGCGACGGCGGTGGCGGTGGGGAGTACGGCGGCGTACACGGACAGTTTCCTGACGCGGGCCATTGCGGACGTGCGGGAATCACTCGACGAGCCGAACGTGAGTGCCAAGTACACGGACGCCCGGATCATCGAGCACCTGGAGAAGGCGTACATCCTCGTGCTCAACGAGGTGAACCGACAGAGTAAGACGCCAGCGGTGGTGCAACAGACGATCACCATAGCGGCGAATACGACCGTATTCCGACTCCCGTACATCATGGGGTCGTTCTATGGCCTGTACGACCAGGATGATTCCGGAGGCAAGATTTACTACGACGGGCGGGGACGGTTCAATCCATTTGGGAGGCGGATTTGGCTCGAACAGAACTTCCTCCATATCCAGTCAGTAGATTCCCTGGGTATCGGAACGACCCTCAAAGCAGAGTGGATTCCGTCCGGGGTATCTCGCCTTCACAATGGGACATGCACAATCAGCGCGGACGGCAAAACTGTGACGCTGGGGGCCACTCCCAACGTCGGGACCCTTGATACACACGAGGAAGCCTATGCTGGTAGTACCCTCCGGATTCTGGGGGCGACGGGAACGACGGTGGTGGGGAACGTGTTGCAGGAAATTCCCATCTCCTCGTACAGCAACATCACACGGGCGGCGGTTCTTCCCATTGCACTTGATCCTATTCCGACGACGAGCGACGGGTACATCTACTATGAGATCGCACCCTCCATTCACAAGGGGATGGATATGGTTGTGGCCCTGTACGCGGCCTACCGTATTATGTCCACCGAGGGCAACGACAAGCGGGCCAAAGGTATCCTGAACGCCTACCGGAACGAGATTCGCAACGTGAGGCTGACCACGTACTACAGTAGTATGCCTGACTCTTCCAGGATGTCTGGTGATTCCGCCGACAACTCCAGATATCGGAGGTTTTGATGGGTGTAGTTTTTGCTGATACAGGCCAGTCGAGCGACGTGGGGTTGGGATCTCCGACACTTCAAGGTATCTACCTACCTGGGATCGACAACGCCGACATGGTGGATGGTCTCGGTATCTATACCCCGTGGGGGGGAGGTAGCACTGCCCGTAAGTATGGGGATTATGGCCCATCAGAGGGGGATACACAACTTCGGGACCTAAACAATGGTCTATTCTCCTCCGCAGGGCAGGGGGTTTCATACAACATCGAGGGGTTGACGGGTCCCCAGGGTCCTCCAGGACCGGCGGGGCCTCCGGGACAGGTGACGATCCAGCAGTTGCTTTACCCCGTGGGGTCGGCGGGTTTGAGTTCCCTCCTGGCGCAGTTGCAGGCGCAGAGCGGCGTCACGGATACCCTTACGTATGGGGCCGCAACGCATATTGAGTGGAACGAGACATGGGTTCCCATGCCCGTGGCGGCGACGAAAACATGGAACGACTTCGCGCTCAACCACGACGGGTCCTTCATGCTCATCTCCTCCGACTTGGGCCTGTACGTCTCCACGAACACCGGGGCCGGTTGGGCACTTAGGACCGTCAGCCCTGCGGAGGGGTTCCTGATGGGAAACGTTTCGGACGCCAGCGGGAACGCCGTGGCCCTGGGGGAGACGAGCCGGGTGGACGGGAAGTTCTGGGCCTCCTCGAACTATGGATCAACTTGGGCACAAGTAGTTTTGAGTATATAGGATAATGGCGCATCTTGATTCCATAACGCTGAACATTGGGACCACAGGGGTAGATTCCGGAACTTGTTTCCTACGACTAACGGCAGCGGACGGTGACGGTTATCCCTCTGGTTCTGTATTGGCTGAGTCTTCTACGATAGAATTGGGGGACTTGATAGATGGATCACCTACACAATATACCACTGTGGAGTTTGAGTTTGATGTAGACATTGATAAGGATACGTGGTATGATGCCGAAATTATCCTGACCGAGGTGGTGGAGAAGGAGCTTGGTGAGGGATGGTATGTCTGGATTGAGAAATCCGGTTATTCATGGTCTCCTGGGGACCCAGCATGTTCGATCAATTCCGATGAATCGGGGGAATGGTATCCTTATGGTGAACTGACTGATGTTCGGGAGCCTTATACATCTGTCATAACCATAGATGACTCCCCCGTTATTACTGTTTCACAAACAGGGGGTGGCTCTGCCTTTGTTTATGGGTATAATTATCGTAGTTGTATATCTTTCAATGATCTAACCGAATTGGCAAAACCCATAAATCCTACCCCGGAGAATGAGGATACCGGGGTGGATTTTTCAGATTTTACTCTGGCATGGGAGAACGGGGGGGGAGCTACCTCTTACGATATATCCATCGGTCCTGATGAACTAAGCATGACCTTGGTGTCCGAGAGGCAATCCGAATTGTCCTATGTGACAAATGCCGAAGAGCTTGCGACTCTATTTGGGGAGTGGCCTCCTTCCCAAAAGGTATATTGGGAAGTAGATGCCTGGGACGACGCAGACAATACGGTCACGGGGGACGTGTGGACATTCACGCCCGTTCTTACTTCTATCAACACCGTTCGACTGGGGGCCGGAGGATCGTTCATCCTTTGCACGACCACCACGGGACTCTATTTGTCTACGAACTTCGGATCAGTTTGGATCAACGTATTGCCCGATGCCGGGGAAACGACTGAGTGGGACAAGGGGATATGCAGCGGGACGGGGACGTACATCATCTCTGAGCGGAAGTCCGACGGGGTGCTGTATCGGTCGGGGAACACGGGAAGTACGTGGGCGACGATCACACCGGCGGGAGCAGATACGTTCACCGTCAACGATATGAAGATGAGTGAGAGTGGACAGTACGTCGTCATCGTGGGGACGAATGGGACGACGCAGGCAAATAGTTGCTACACCTCCGCAGACTATGGGGTAACGTGGACGGTGCGGAATCCGACGACCGCCTATACCCTGGCGTGGACGACCTGCGATATCAGCGACAACGGGCAGATTATCATGGTGGGGGCGACGGGGGACCTGTACGTCACGTTCAACGGGGGAATCCTGTGGAAGAAGCAGAATCCTCCGGCGTCGAACTATTGGTGGGAGAGCGCGGGGATTTCCGGGGACGGGAAAATAGGGGTCATCGTTAACACCGGGACCGCTAATGAGTGGTTCAAGAACAGTGGGTGGAACGATCTCGCTACCGTCACCACTACGCCGTTTACGGCCACGGGGAGGAGCATCGTGGGGGCCGCGAACGCTGCGGCTGCCAATACGGTACTGGGATTAGGGACGACAGATTCTCCCTCGTTCGCTGGGTTGACCCTCACGGGGACCGATCTGGCCGTATCCAGTGGAGGTACTGGCGCATCGACGTTCACAGATGGGGGTCTGTTGGTCGGGGCGGCGGCGGGACCCATAGAGGCGTTGGCAGTTGGGACCACAGCCCAGATTCTTGTGGGAGGTGGGTCCGGAACGAACCCAGCGTGGGGCACAGATATTCCCACCGCTGTTACTATTGGGTCCAAGTACGTCTATAGGGCGGAAGGGACTGATGTACCTGTGGCGGATGGGGGGACCGGAAAGTCGGTATTCGCCGTTGGCGATATCATTCACGCCACCGGAACTACAACGTTGGCGGGGCTTGTGGACGTTGCTGTGGGGTCTTACCTGCGTAGCGGCGGGGTCACGACCGTGCCGTTGTGGTCAACGCTGATCCTGCCCAATGAAGCGACGGCGTTTCGACTTCCTGTGGCAACGTCGGCCAACACAATTGGAGAACTTGCTGCTGTTGGGGCTACCGGGGAATACCTGAAGGGCAACACCGGGGCGGTTCCCAGTTGGGCCACGTTGAATCAAGCAGCCGTGGCGGGACTTACGACGGCGGATAGTCCGGTGTTTGCGGGATTGACTTTAAGTGCTACCCAGGAAATTTCTATCCTCAATACTACCGCAAGCGGCGACATTATCCTGGATTTGGATATTACTCAGGGCACCAACGCTCTCACAGGTACACTCAGAGGTGTGTATTCTGTTGTGACAAACGGGGCCTTCGCGTCCAGCGGCACGATCCGGGCATTTGAAGGCAAGGCCCGTGCGGCCACGTCTGGGTTGGTGGGCGGAAACGTCGGCACCCTGGAGGGAATGTCACTCACGGCCGACGCCAAGAACAAGACCATCACGACTCTGCGGGGCGCAGAAATCATCATGGATGGTCAGGCCGGGGCGGCGGTAACGCTTGCCACGGGTCTGCGAATATCCAACAACTTCCAGGCCAATATCGCTACCACCAGTTATGGACTGCATATCCACCGGGATAGTTTCGACTACACCGCTGACATATTGCTGTCCAAGGGTGGGACCATCACCGGGGATAGTTACTTGAATCAGGATTGTCGAATTGCCACCAGTCCGACGTTTGCCGGGTTGACTCTCACAGGAACGTTGCTGTTAAACAACAGCGTATCGTTTCAATATAAGGATTCAAGCGGAACACCTAAAGCACTGTTGACTCGATATTCTGACGATAATGTTTATTTCGATAACATCATCGCGAATAAGTCGATTGTAGTTCGGGTGGGAGGGGGAGTCAACAATACCACCTTCTCCGACACCCAGACCACCATGACTCATCGAATCCTGTCCGTTACTTCATCTGATGGTCTCACTGGATTTAACATTTCTGAAAACTACAACAGGTTTTTCAGCTCTGTGGCAAGTCAAAATTTTTATCTGGATAATCTGTCCAGGGGGGGGCTACTTGTTTGCAGAGTGTCCGCTGCCAGCGACGTAGATACTACGATATGCACCATGAATCCAGCGGGACCAATCACCACATTTAACGGCAAGGTTCGTGCTAACACCGCCTTCAACCTCAACGGCACGGATTTCCTGACATCTACGGGACTGGCTATAAACGGCACCGCCAAGTTGGGTGATGGCGGCACGACCAACTACGCCAACTTCGCGGCGGACGGCGAGTTGAATCTGTACGGCACGGCACGGGTGCTGAACTCGGAGTGGATCGGGGCGTCATCGTTAAAAGCCGCTGGTGCTAAGCCCGCCACGGAGGTTATTGTTGGTGCATTGGAAAGCCATGCGTGGAATTTCGCGGACGTATCTGCGGCCAACGAACAGAGTCTATCGTTCAAGATTCGTCTGCACCGACGACGGGATACTTCAGTCGCGTCTACTATCACTCTCAACTGGTCCTCCACTACGGCTGATCCGGGGGACAACACCGCAAAGGCGTACTGGCGTCTGGAGTACACGTGGCGATCTGCCAACGAGGCGATGGACCCTGCGGCAGAGACCACGATCTATGCCAACCCGATAGCATCGACTACCTCTAAGGGATTGGTTAGAACTGACATATCCATCGCCACACTACCGTCGGCTACAGACGTACTCATGCTGTGTCGCCTCACGCGACAGTCCGCAGATGCACTGGACACCATAGCAGATGACGTAAGGCTGCACGGTATCACGGCGAGTTGGATCACCAATAAATTAGGAACGGCCACGTAGGAGATAACATGCACGAGAACTTAACGAAGTTGAACGCGTCGAATGAGGACTACCATAAAGCAATCAACACGATCCTTCGGGACAACTCTGTTGATCTTGAACTGCGTGTGAGACTGGCTACACAGTCTAACGAGGTGTTCAAGTACATGTTTGCGGTACGGATGTTGGCAGAGCAGACGTACCCGACTGTAGTCTAACGTAGGAGAAATAATGTCTGAGGATCGGCCTTACATAGCGTATACGTTCAAGTCTCCCCGAATGGATCAGAGCGTCCCCTCCAATCAAGTCAAACCCGGCTCGTTCGGGCGACTGTCCGGGGTGGACGGGAGGTTCAACGGGGGCCTGCGGAAATACTTCGGGAACCGGCTGGTGTTGGACCTCGACGGGGTATCGGGGCTGGGGAACATCGACGCCTACAACGGGCCGGACTTCTTCAAGTGCGTCACGTTCCAGAAGCGGGGGACCACGACTGTCTACCGGGGGTTCGTGATCCGATGGGATAGCCAGAACAGCACGACGAACGAGCAGATCGACCTCGTGTACACGGCGGACAACGGAGCTACGTGGTCGGTCCTGGCAATATGGGCGGCGGGAAACTCGATCACGTCTTCACTTGAAATCGACTGTGCCTCCTACCAGGGCTACTTGATGGTGGGAGTCGATACCAAGGCCACGCAGACAATCTACTGGAATGGATCGGCGGTCGTGGCGGTGGATTCGGGGCCGGGGGCGTTCAGTGCGGAGTTGGGGGCCATGACCCTCGCAAGCTCCTCCGCAGATTCGAGCTACCAACTGGTGGGGAATGGGACCTACCAAGTGGCCTATCGGTTCTACGCCTCTACGCGGGGTATCTACAGCGCACTCAGCGACCCATTGACGGTCCAACTCGACCTGTGGGAATCCTCCAAGGCAACAGGTACGGTATCGTTCATCTCCGCGGGGGGGAACTCCGGACTCTTCTCGGACGGCGACCAGGTGCTGGTCAACGGTCGGGTGTACGAGGCGGATAGCAACTCGTCCATTACGGGGGACGTTACCGTCCCAATCACCGGGTTGACCACAATCGCCCACCACGCTCAGGCACTCGCGGACGCGATTAACGGGGACGCCTCCTCTATCGTTACGGCGCAGGCGCAGTCATCGAGCGTCCTGTTGCAGTCAATCGCTGAGGGGTCGGGGGGGAACGCCTATACGCTTGCCAAGGCCGAGACCGGAGGCTACCAGAACGACCTCACGGTGTCGGGGGCCACGTTTACAGGAGGTGGGATTGATACGACCACGCCACAAACCCAGTGCAAGGCTGTGATTGACTTCCCTGCCAATACGGCAGTCGTGTCTACGAAGGTATACGCAGACTTTGCCGCCCTGTTCGATACAATTGATGTATTCCGAACAATCAACATAGGAGATTCAACCCCCGCAGGTTCTATATTCTACCTGGAACAGACAATCGCTAAGGCCACAAGTTGGGCGACGTCTGGGGCGTGGGACGCCATGCAGGTGACGATTGGGACGGTCTACGATGACGCGCTGCCGTTCCAGACCATGTACGATCCGGAGAAGGACATCGTGAGCACTCCTCCGCAGAGCGGGACCATCGGAAGGTATGAGGGCCAGACCTACATGGGGCAGGCTGCGTCCGTGGCGGGGGCACAGGATACTTTGTTCTCCTCCGCAGAGCACCTATCTCCGGAGTATTTCAGCACGTACAACCTGCGGAGGGGTGAACCCGAAGACGGTAGACCATTGCGGTTCATCACGGCTGGGGACTCGATGTTCCAGTTGAGCCACAACGCCGTGGTGTTTATCTACAAGTCGGGGAAGTTGAAGCCCATCCAGTTCACGAGGTTACATAAGAAAAGGGGTCTCGTGGGGAAGGAGGCCGCACACTCGGCGGGGAACAGCGTCTTCCTTATTACGGGCTTGGGGGTGTCAATACTGAACGCTATGGATGGGAGCATGGGGGGAGTATCGACGGCAGATCGGGTGCTCTTTGACGATTGGAAAAGTGATCTGGCCAACATCAAGAGTGGGTACGATTCTCTGGCCAACGCTTCGTTTTTCCTCGATACGACGCGGGAGGAGATGCTGGTCGTGTGGCACTCGACGCAGGTGGTCACGATGCTGGACGGGGCCAACTTCGTTGGGGTGTCGGAAGGCCCCAGCATGGCGGGGACGGGCGACCGGGCGTTCTTCATCACCAAGACGGGCCTGATCGTATCCCCGGACGTGTTGGCGGCTGGGTCGGGAACGATGTGGGACCTGAGTAGTTCCTACACCCTGAATGGTACGGCCACGGCGACGGGGGCCAGTCTCGTGGACGCCAATGCCACGTTCCATGCGGATATGGTGGGGGCCAAACTCTACGCTTCCACTGGGCTTAACGCCGGGTTGGGCCGGACGGTGGCGACGATCAACAACTCCACGAAGACGATCACCTTCACGGCGGCTTTCCCCAATGATTTCTCTACGGGGGATACCTATTCAGTCAGCCCTGTACCGTTCTCGTTGAGGGCGTGGCCGTTGCAGTTTGAGGGGATCAGTCGGTTCAACCGATGGATCGTGGCCGGGGTCTCGTTGAAGACCAGGGGCCTATCGGGATTCACCAATAACGTGAACAACAAGTGGCGGGTGGGCGTCTACCGGAACAACAGCACGACTCTGGAATCTGCCGTAGCCTATCCAACCGTGGCCCCGGACCCCAAGGACTCCGCGGTGGCTCTCGGTGTGCATGGGGTGGACGTGGAACCGTACATCGAGCAGCTTGCGTCGGGGGTGTCGTTCGAGCTTACGGACGCCGAATTTAACCTCACTTTGACGGATTCCCGCCGGGATGGGGCTTGACCAAATTGGGATTTGTGGTACAATGAGTGATATAAGATAGTATTCCTAGGAACGGTGACGATATGGCTTGTACACCAAAAGAAGAGAAGCTATTTGGATTTCCAAAGTACGAAGTAGAAAACCTCGCAGATACGATCATGCGAGCAAAGGAGGCGGAGTCCACCAAACCCGAATTGTATGATGCAGCGCTCAAAGTCTTGGGGAACAGAGCCAAGGCTTTGGGAAGCGTGTTGAGAATGGCAAGGCGGGGGGATTCAGACTAATGGCACTATCTAATACCACACCCGGCGTACAGACAGTCACGGGGATGCCCGGATACGACGACTACGCCAAGAAGATTCAGGACGCGGCGGCAAAGACAAGGACCGTTGGGGGGGATATCAAGCCCTTAACGAATTATACGGCAAAGCCCTATGCTGGTAAGAGTTACGACATGGGATTGCCAGGGATGAGGGCGACTACCTTATCGGGGGCACAAGGAGCGTTAGTCGGCTCGTTGGCCGGTCAGGCGAAAACCCAACAGGGTGCCTTGGAATCTCAGGCAGAGAAGGCGGCGTCGGCTTTGGAGATGACCGGGGCGACTACCTTGAAGAGTATGCAGGCTCTCGATACCATCGCGGCGGGGGTTAAGAAGAACGTATCGGAGGCGTCTGGGACGTGGAGCGCGGCGGCGGAGAAGGCAGACGAATACGTGAAGGCTTCGCGGGGACGGGTGGATGAGGTATTGAAGAAGCTCGATGCGATCAATACCAGTATCGCCCAGGACAACGATTTCGCCAAGGCCCACGAGATGCAGGCGGGGGTTCAGGCGGTGATGGGGTCGATGAAGGACGAGGAAAGGAACATCTCTCAGAACTATGGGACGGACAGCAAGGAGTACCAGCAGTTCCAAGCCAGCAAGAAGACGACACTGGCCACGGTGCAAAGCAACATCCAATCGAATTTCTCCAAGATTCGGGCACAGCAGCAGGAGAACTATCTCGCTATAACCTCCGACGCCTACACCAAATCGAACATGTACGTTGGCTACCAGGAGCAGCAACACGTCGAGATGCTCAAGTATCAAGAGTCCAACCGTCAGCAGTATGCGTTGCAGGGGGCGCAGTTGGAGGCTACCCTGGAGCAGATGAAGATGAGCGGGATGGAGAACCTCGCCAACTGGATTGTCCAGAGTCCGACGTTCACTATGGATATCACCCCCACGCTCGTGGCCATTGCCCAGATCGAACGCACTGCGGAGGAAGAAAATCAAGCGTATACGAAAGCAAATTTCGTCCCCTACCATAGAACAACTAACCTGACTACGGGGGAGTGGGGTCCAAGACAATCTATAGGAACATAGTATGGCAAGAGCACCGGATGCCCCAAACGTGACGGGGGGACAACTTGATCCTTATGTGTCGCAATCCTTGCAACAGGGCCAGCAGCAATCGAGCAATCGGTTGATTACGGCCATGCAGCAACAGGGTGAGACGCAACGGGCCGGGATGCAGACCGCCTCCGCAGAGAAGCAACAGGCGATGGCCGGTCAGCAGGCGATACAGAAGCAGGCGGCGGATTTGGCGATGCGGGATAAGGAAATGGCTGCGGAGATTGCGTCCAAGGGGGAGGATCGGAAACATACGGAGATGCTCCAGACCCAGAATCAGGGGTTCTTGGCCAAGCAGAGCGAGCTTCTACGCGAGGCGGAATTGGCCGACCAAGGCCACGACGATGCGAGGGCGGAGAAGGCGTATAGGCGGCTGATGGCTTTGGAGGGAGCAAGGGGGGCGGCTGCATTGGCTTCGGCCAGAGAATCCGCCAAAGTAATGCTCAGTGCCGTCGATCTTTCCCAAATGCAAGAATCTGCTATGGCGACGTATGATGATGGATTGACGTCCAGTGCGGAGAAGGCCGAACAGGACAAAATAGTGCATGATGGTCAAATAGAATTATCCAAAAATTCTATTCTGCAGAATAAGGGATTTGATCTAACTATCCCTATGGAGGTACGAAACGCTGTAACGGAACGAACCCAAGCCGGACCTGCCACTCGTTATGTGCCTGAGACGATCACTGTCGGGGGTACGCGTTCTATTCTTGGGGCGGTTCAGGAGAGAGTGACTGCTAATGGGTCCAAGGTGGATATCACCGCATTGAGTAGTTCCGATGCCCATAAGATCAAGGACGGGATTGCACGGGGAGAGATTGACTATATGGATGTTCGGAAGGCTATCGCTGGTCTGGATGGTGGGATGTTGGCGGTAGATGAGAAGATCAAGGAATCCTCAACGGAGAGCGACAAGAAAGCGTGGGGGAGAGAGAAGGTAAGGTTGGGTCTGCGGAGGTCAACGTTGATGGGATTGGGTGGTGAAACAGGGACGAAGATTGCAGGGGACCAAACTGGTAAGACGGTGGCCCATGTTATACGTGAAGCTACAGGGTCAATCAGCGGGTCTACCGTAAGTTCGGAAATAGCGTTGCGTAAAGTCCTTATGGGTGATATGAGAAAAGCAACGGCTTCTGTCAAAGAAGGACTAAGGAAGAAGATGGAATATAGTGACCCGTATGCCTACCCCCCCAATGCTACTCCAGAGGATGTTGAAGCGTATGATTTTCTCAACAAGATGAAGCTATCCGTGTTTCCCTCCGCAGGGTCAATAACACCTGTGGTTCCCGCGAGGAAACTGACGTTGGATCAATTGGATACTCGTGGTATTGAAGGACTGTAACTATGCCTGCTGCATTGCTCAAGCTGTTGTCTCTTCTTGCGATGGTCCCCGGTGGATTAAAGATGTTGGGTAGAGGGGCTAAGGCCGCGGGTAAGGCCACGCCCGGACTGGCCAAGGCAGGATGGGGGAAGGCGGAAGAAGCTGCATCGACTCCTGGTGGTCTTGCTGCTTTGGCCGGTGGGGCCTACTTTGGGAATGAGATTCTTGGGCAGTTCGGAGCAGCAGGACAACGGAATATCTCCCGCGCGGAACTTGCATTGCAGGAGAAACTCGCCGGGATGTCTGCGGAGGCTACCAAGTTGCTGGTGCAAGAATCCAGAGCGGGCACGGAGAAGTCCTTAAAGGAGACGAGAGAGATACGGAAAGAGGATCTCCGTCGAGCACAGGAGGATAGGATGATGGAGATGTTCCTATCTGGACAGCAGAATCAAGTGGCCATGCTACTCCAGGCCGCGCAGGGGAGGGCGGGAACACCTGGGATGGCGGGGAGCCAACCGGCTGCTGGCGGGGGGATCACGGGAATCTTGAGGAGTAATCTGTAATGGCAACAAAATCCGCACGGGAGTTTATGAGAAGAGCCTTGCGTGACAGGGTAAGCGGGTCCGTGGAAGAAAAAATGGGACTCGACCCCAGGATATCGAAGGTTACAGGGGGAATCCAGACTTTACCTGCGGAAGGATTGGGTACGAGAGTGGCCAAGAAGGTCGGACCCTATGCTCCGGGCCTCCTGCTATTTGCTGCCATTCAAAAGATGCTCAATCTTCCTACGGAGATGGGAGAGGCCGACCTGCAACGGGAAGCCTTACAGTCACAGGGTAGGTCCGTGACCCCAGAGAGCTTGTACTACCAGGCGGCGTTACCCCAAGCTCAACTCGAAGAGTCCGAAGCTCGGCAAAGCCTGATGTCCCACCTGTCGGGAGGCGTTATTGGTCCTTCTCTTGCAAGGGGCGAAAGACTTATCGGCGGGCGTTAGGAGATGGGCAAAAAATATGAACTCGATGACGACGCTCCCTATGGGGTAGCCTCCGCAGACTTCCCAATCACCGGGTATGACAGGCCCCAACTCGCATTTGCCAACCTCCTCCGTGGCGACGTTGATGGTATTACCAGAGCGATGCTGTCCCCCTCTACACTCACCCCCACCCAGATCAAGACGGTGCGGGATACGCTCCTGCCCGGCAAGCACCCAAACCCAATCCTCAAGACCATCACCGACATAGCCACCAACCCCCTCGTGATCGCCGGGCTGGTCGTGGGCCTTTGGAAATTTCCCCTGGGCACGACCGAACCTCTTCTCGCCCTGCGGAGGGGTTTATTGCCCAAGGCCGCTGCGATGGACTCGTTGTTCGCCGGGATGCACGGGGCGATGATGAACCTGCGCACACACCCCGGACTGTTCGAGAAGTTGAACTCTGTGTATGAGGCCACGGCTGCGTTCAAACTGAAGTATTGGGAGAGGGCCAACAAGATATTCCTCGATGCCGGACCCATGAGCAAGGTCGAGCGTCTTGCGGTGGCGGCACGGATGGATGGGTTACAAAACGCAGACCACAGTATGGTGAAGCTGCTTGGGAATGAGCCGGAAATCATAGCACTTATGGGGGGAAAGAATGTTCCCGTTGCAGCGGGACTTCAAGGCAAGATGCGGAAAGAGGTTGTAGGAGCAGCCGATAAGATGCGGGACTTGCAAGATGACGTATGGAAGTGGGCCACCAGCAATCCAGAGGCGGAGAAGCGTATCCACGATGCGGTTGAGAAGAAGGGGTTGGTTTCTGGGGGGAGGATAGATAGCCATTTCCCCCGTTCGGTAAAATTCAACAGGTACGAGAATGACTACCACCGAGGAGTGAGCGGTGTACAGAGTCGTAACTACGTGCATGATGAGGATTATACAAAGGTGAGTGGGGCCTATGTGGAACGTCCTGATTACTCAATGGGCAACTTGGATAACCTGTTGGAGATGGAAAAGGCCGGGATGATTCCGCTCGGATACAATAAGGCGGCTCGTGCGGTCTTGAATAGGTGGTCGGGAGAAGCGGCGAGTACAGTGGAGAGGGTGTGGAACGAGGTCAAGGTGATCGGGACGGACGAGGGGGCACACCGGGCCATGTTCGCCCAGAGGATGACCGAGTATTCCGAGAAGAGTAATATGAATTTTGTGGCTCGGTTGGGTAAACCAGAAAAGGCTAGGTCTACCTTGGACGCAATGGCCCTATCTCTCCAACAGGCACGGTTCGGGGGGCAGGAGGCAATCAAGAAGGAGTTCCAAAGCATCGGTAGGGTGCTGGCAGAGCCGGGACAGTATTCCCTCGATCCCCATGAGGCACTGGGCCGGTACGTAAGCACCGTGGCAGATACCCATGCGTGGCATGGGACCGGGTATGGTAAAGAGATTGAGGCTATTGTCAAGCGTAAAGGGGAGTTCGATAAGGACCCGTGGGCCAAATCCTATGTGGAAGACGGGCTTATTCCTCACGTCCGGGGAGTGATGACTGACAAGCAACTGGCACGATCCTTAAATGCCACTATACACAAGGAGAAGATATACAACTGGCTGGGAAGCCACCCCATGATCGACTCGGTGATTGGGCCGGAGAACAAGAAATGGTTGATGAACTACTACAAGGACTCCAAATTCTTCTCTTCCCTCGATTCCATGAGTAGTGCCGCAGCGAGTAACTTCTACCTATCCACTTTGGGGGGTAACGTATCGTCGGCCGCAGCTAATTCACTACAACCCCTCCTCACAACCGTCAACTCTGTGGGCGTGCGTGGTATATGGTATGGCCTCAAGGGATTCGCCGGTCAAGAGGGGATGCTATCTCGAATGAGCCGATATGTTGGAGACTTGTCTAAGGGGGTGGGGCGAGACGAGGCGTTCAAGGCGGCGTTCCCCGACTTCGTAGAAGACCTTGGGACAGCATCTAAGGCGATCAGCACCCAATTGGCTATAGAGACGGAGCAATCGGGCGCGTTGAGTGTGGGGGCAAAGACCGTGTGGGGGAAGGTCAAGGATGCGATGATGCTCCCCTTCTCCACTTCCGAGACTCACAATAAACTGCTGGCCTACTACTCCGGGAAGAATACCCACCTATTCCATAACGCTACCAAGCTGGCCGAAGCCTCCGCAGAGGGCCGGGCAGCTATCCTCAAGGAAGCGGGTGAGGTGGGGCAGACCCTCAACATGGTATCCAATTTTACGGGGGGACCACTGGGGGTACCCAAGGCCATTATGAATTGGTCCCCAGCGGCGAGGCAGTTCATGCACTTCCCCCTTCGCATGATGGGGGCGTTGCATGGCTCGCTACGTATGGGGATGGACCCCAGCAAGCTCGATTTTGGATTCATCGGACGGGCTACGGCTGGATCAGCGGCGGCATACCTGACGGCGCGGGACCTTCTGGGGGTCGACATATCCAAGGGGTTGATGACGGGGGCATTGCCTATCCCGGAGTATGAGAAGTCCCCGTTCTACCCGTTCCCATTTGTACCTCCGATTGCACAGGTGGCGGGAACGACAGCGATGGGACTGTTGAAGGGGGATACGTCCCAACTGGCGGGGGCTGCGGCTATGGCGGTTCCGGGTGGGATCGCACTGAGCCGGGCCTACCGGACGCTCTCCCCCCGGTACGCGGACTACACGAACCCGACTCCGGAGGGCCGGGTGCCCCTATATGACCATAACAAGTCATTGATCGGGACACTCTCCCCGATGGAGCTTACCCTACGGTCTATGGGTCTGCGCCCCACCTCCGTCTCTGCGGAGGCTGGCGCGGCTAAGTGGCTGGTGTCCCAGAGAGATCGTATTCGGGGATACCGACGGGATTTCACCCAAGCGATCACGGACAACGAGACCCAGAAGGCCGACAAGATCAAGGCCGAGTTCCAGAAGGTGTACCCGGAGCTTGGGGAGTTGCAGATCAAGAAGTCTGACCTGAAAGCTATTGAGAACCGCAAGCAGATCAGCCGACTGTCCCGCATCGAGAGGGGAATCCCCACCGCCTACCGTCCGATATTCTCACAGGTTATCGGAGAGGCGGGGCTGGGACGGATGACGGAGGATATCGAACAGGGCGGACCCGACTCCGTGCAGAGATATTACGCCTCCCTCCAGTAGATTTCTCTTGCATTGATACCCCGTAGGTAGTACAATGTGTGCATACAGAAAGGAAGAAAAATGGAAAAATACAAAATTGGGCCAGACGAGTTCTCCGATTGGGACTGGAAGAATATCCTTGAGGAAGAGTACGAGTGGTTCGTGTACTGGTACGAGGCAAGTGGTTATGAGGGGAGCGGAGTAGCAATCACCAAGTGTAAATCAGGTGGTTATGATCTGTTTGGTCTTGGTCATTGCTCAAGCTTCGGTCCATTGGAGGATGGGCCTATTCATCTTAATGACGTGGCGTCCGTACAGGCGATGTGTCTATTGGATGAAGGACTACCTAACCGCCCTCGTAACCCTGAGGACTATGACCATGAACGATACCACAAGTTATGGATGTGGTTGAGGAATAGATCGGAGTTCGTGGGTCTCCCAGATATTACCAACTTTTAACCGTAGTAGATTTCTCTTGCATCCAACCTCCGCAGAGGGTACAATCTACGCATGACGATGAAACCCGTACCATATTGCCCCGGATATCAAGTAACCGATGATGGGCGTGTATGGTCCAATCCAAAACCAGGAAAAGGTTGGAGTAAACATGGACGTTGGTTGAGACTCCGCCACGATTCTTTTGGGTATAGGAGAGTACACCTATGCGCCGGGGAGAAAAGATTTGAAAGACGAGTTCATGTGTTGGTGCTGGAGACATTCGTGGGTCCTTGTCCGGATGGGATGCAATGTAGACACTTGAACGGGGACCCAAGTGATAACCGACTGGGGAACCTTAAATGGGGAACATGGAAAGAGAATGTCATGGATTCAGTAAGACATGGAACAAAGGTCAATCCTCCAATTGGCATAGGGGAAGATAATCCTGCGGCAAAGCTGACGGAGAGAGACGTTAGGCTCATCGTCTACATGTGGAGGACCGGGGAGTTTACACGAAGGGAAATAGCAGAAAGCTATGGTATAAGTGTTGTCACAGTCGGGCAGATCGTGAATAGAAAGACATGGGGCTATTTGTGGGCAGCCTGACGTTTGAATCACATTCAGATTGTAAACTATGCCCATTGTACCAATCGGCAAGGAATCCCGGACTACCCACAAGAAGTCTCTATGATGGACAACCACTACAAAAAAACGTAGCAATCTTATTTACCGGCCAAAGTCCGGGGCACCAAGAGGATATGAAAGGGAAGTCGTTCGTTGGATTCACCGGCCAGTTGTTGGAGAAGATGGTCCGGGCGTCGCGACTGACGGACTACGCTGACGTGTACTTGGTCAATTCCTGCCGGTGCAAACCCCCGCAGGGGGCGGACGAGTCACAGTCCAATATCCGGGCGTGCCTCCCGTACTTGCAAGAGGACGTAGCTATACTTGGAGGAATGTATGAAGAGGTCGTTATCGTGGCGTTGGGAGCTAAGGCAGCCTATTCCGCCCTTCACCTGTCCTCATTGGGTGCGGCCCTCAAGAAGCAGGGTCAGAAGAGTGCTGTATTTGGTGGTAAGGTTCGTGTGTTTTGCACGTTCCATCCTGCTATGCTTCACCCATTGCGGGAGCCGGGGAAAATATTCGCCGTCGAAACCCATTTCTCGTTGATCCTTCGCTACCTCCGGGGGGAGTTAATCCCCAATGCGTTGCAGATTGATCCGGAGGTGGGGATTGATCCTCCGCAGGTTCTACCCCCGTTCGTCACAATGGACATCGAGACCTATGGAATCTTGGAGGGTAAGGAACAGACGGTGTTCCACCCGATCAAGTCGAAGGAGATCGACGGGGTTCCGTTCGAGGACCAGATCGTCTCCGTAGCGTTTGGATGGAGGGATGGGGACAGACTGAGGACGGCGCAGTATGTGTGGTCTGAACCCCATCACAAAGAGCAGATACGGGAATGGTTTTACCGGATTAACGAACAAAAGGTTGTGGTGGTTGGACAGAATATCAAGTTCGATCTCTTGTATTTGTACTTGTCAAAAGACCCAATACTTCCATTCCTGATTAACCAAAGACGAATAACTCTGGACGACACGTTGTTGTTGAGTTTCCTCCTCTATGAGCAGCAGCCGGAGAAGGGCCTCAAGGAATTGGCTACGCTATTCGGGATCGCGGACTATTCCGAAGTTAACGTAACCGGAAAGTCTGGTAATGCTAAGTCCTCGTGGGATAAGGACTTACACTACTACAACTGCCTTGACGCGGCGGCTACCCTCGTCCTGTACGAGGAACTCCTGCGGAGGATCAAGGAACGATACGGCCCCGACTCTCCCAAGTTGAGCAAGACCTGCGCTTGGACTCGGAACATGATCCTGTGGGATACGTTCTACCTGGAAGAGACGGGTAGCTCATTTGACGTCGCCAAGCTACAGGCTTTCCATGAGGAAGAGACCATCCGATGCCAAAATCTCTTGACCTCCGCAGAGACGGACCACGAGATCAAACTTTGCGGGACCGGATCAGATGCTCCCCTGAGACAACTCCTACTCGACTGCCTGCGAGAAGCAGGGTTGTTGGAAGACAGCCGAGTGGAGTGGACGGGGAAGACAAAGAAGATTTCGATAGGGGTCGAGAACGTCAATCTCATCTTGGAACATATTCCGGAGGGAAAGAACAAGCAACTTATTGCGATGTTCCAGGACTACAAGGAACGATCCAAACTCGTTTCTACTTACACGGGTCCGCTCCTGATCGATCCTCGGAAGGGGATTATGCCACACACCGGGGACGTGGGGATGGTCTATCCGACGTGGTACGCAATTCCTATGTACTCGGAGCGGGGGGGAAGTTCGGATGTCAAGAGCGGGGGTCAGATTCAGGGACGGTTCTCGTGCAAGAAACCCGCCCGGCAGACGGAGCCACACAGCATACGTGATTGCTCGTGCTCCCGATGGCCGGGGGGGAAGATCGTTGAGTACGACGTGAACCAAGATCATCTACGGATGGCAGCGTTGCTGTCTGGCGACCCCCTGCTCATGGAAGCCTATACGAAAGAAGGGGAGAGCATCCATACTCGAACCGCCTTGACGCTGTTCCCCAACGAGAACCCGGTGGGGTTCAAGAAGCGGGAGCCGGTGAAGTACGCACTGGGGAAGACGCTCAATTTCCTCGTCCTGTTCCGTGGGGGGGCCGACGCCTTTCAGAGCACGGCCCGGAGAGACGCGGGAATCGAGGTCGATATTGAGTTCTGTGATCGGGCGATCAAGACGTGGTATGCCAAACACCACGTATACAAGGCGTGGCAAGATGAGATGATAGCCTTGGCCGGTAGACAGGGGTATCTTGTTCTGCCCACCGGATGGTCCAGGACGTTCGGGGTCGGGTGTACGGCTGGAAAGGGGGGGGAAATATGCAACTTCCTCCACCAGACCCCCTGCGCCCAACTGCTGCACTCAGTCCAGTACCGGGCCCAAGCACGTTTCATGGAAGCAAACCTCCGCAGTGTGATATGCCTGCAAATCTACGACGCTCTGTTTGTGGACACTTACCCTGCGGAGGGAGAACGAGTGGACGCGATCATGGGCGACTGTATGAAACATCCCCCCCTGCTCGAAGTGTTTTCGAGGTGGGTGGGAAGAACAGTGCCGTGGGATTATGAAAGGAAAGAGACATGATTCCATTCCCGGACAGGAAATACACTGTGATCTATGCTGATCCCCCGTGGAACGGATTGGGGTGGAATAACGGTAGTGGGCTGAAATGCCCGGCGAATCACTACGAAGTACAGGATGAAGAATGGATACAGAAGCTACCAGTGCCTTCCTTGTCGGAAGAAACATGTTTTCTGTTTTTATGGGTGACGTTTCCCAATCTTCCTTCTGGATTAAAGGTAATTGACGCTTGGGGATTCAAGTATGCTACTTGCGCCTTTACATGGATCAAGAGGAATAGGGTATCGGACTCCTACTTCGTAGGGTGCGGGAACTACACAAGGGCCAACTCGGAGATTTGTCTGTTGGGGACGAAAGGACATTGCCAGACGTTGAGAAAGAGTAGAAGTGTTCTACAAGTTTGTGACGCTCGAATTGGAAGACATTCGGAGAAGCCTTCGGAGATTCGAGATAGAATAGTTCAACTCTGCGGAGACGTTTCTCGAATAGAGTTGTTTGCACGAACGAAAACAGAAGGATGGGACGTATGGGGGAATGACGTATGACCAACAATGATGTGTTCTATAGGTATGCGATTCCGCAGGGGATCACGGTGCAGATCGACACGAGGGAACAGTGCCCAATTCTGTTCCCGGCAACCATCAGGATTGCCCACCCAGAGTTGACGTTCAAGGAGTTGGTGATCCCCGTCAAGGAGGAACGGATCGCGCTTCCGTTTGGGGACTACCGGCTGGTGGAGTACCCAGACCTGTGCGTGTTCGAGAGGAAAGCGACCCAACTGGAAATCTTCAAGAACCTGAACGATACCCATGACCGGGTGAGGCAGGCCAAGGCGTTTCGGAAGCTGTCGTGTGGGTGCAAGTTCCCGTACCTGCTGGTGGAGGCGTCCCCCGTGGAGTTGCTGGCGGACGACCCCCGTATCAAGCAGCCGGAGTTCGTGTGCCACCGGCTGGCGATGGCAATGGCCAAGTACGGATTCCATACGATCTTCCTCCCGTGGAAGTCCCGTAGCCCCGACGTGCGGAGGAAGGTGGGGACCCTCATGCTCCATATAATGCTGGCTTGTGCGCTGACGGATGTATTCGATGTTCCCCCGGTGTTGCTGGATGGGGGCAATGAATGAGACCAGAGAAGGAAATCATGGAAGAATTGGAAGCTACCCGTGCCGATATGCCAAAGACGGATTCGACCAGTGATATCTATACGCGGATCAAGTTACGATGCTATGCGTTGGCACTTCAATGGGTCCTGGACGAGGACGAAAAAAATGTTGAGAAATCGTGATTTTCCCTTGACCTATGGTAGCAAATCGGATACAATACAGTTGTGGGTGTTGCACAACAAGTCCTGTTGGACCCACGGAAACGTAAAGAGTTGGCTCGCAACACCCACCAGATTTGACCTCCGCAGAGTCGGGCGGGTCGTTGGCAGTGTCTTCGATCCGCCCGCTCGTTTTTCTTAACCAGAGAGAACCAATGACTGACGATAGAACATGGCGAAGACTTATCGACCTAGAAGCCAAGGTTATAGTCCAACAAGAGACTATAGCGAAACTGGAGGAGCGGATAGAGGCCCTGGAAATTCAAACACAGAGTGGGAGATTTGAACCACAATGATTGATCCAAACAAGGGCGTGAGCACAGAGAAGTTGGAACTCCTGCGGCAAGAGTCGTATGAGAGAATGTGTACCCAACTCAAGACGGCCATTGAACAGAAGCTCACCGACTTTCAGATGACATGGGATGACCTTGCCAATTGTGTACATTGGGAGGATGTCTACTGTGCTCCTGGGGAAGACCATATTTCTGGACTTGAGGTTAAGGGATTGATCGGCGATTGTGGGGGGGGAAGAGTAACTCTGAGTGGGTTGAATGACATTGCCCATTCATTCTCTGCGGAGGTGTACGTTATCTTCCGTCCGAGATATCCGTGGATAGCTACGTAGGAGAGATCAATGAAACAAGAGCAAATGTTCAAAATTGTCGAAGACCTGTTTACTCTTAGCGAGTACCGACGATGCTTCTACTATGATGACGGGGATTGTGCCCCTTGGAAACAGTGTTCGGAATTGTTTCCTTCCTGCCCCATCGTTCTGCTTGCAATTGAGGCAGGTTACCCCATGACGTTGGAGGATGATAATGGACCTGACCAAGCTTGAACCTATTCCGGTGGTGTGCAGCCAATCGAAGTTGGCGTGTGCCTTGGCGTGCAAGCGCAAGTGGTGGTGCAAATACCGCATGGGGATCGAGTTGCGGGGCACGGAGCGAAAGGATGCCGCTACGCTCGGTACGATCTACCATCGGTTGCAATGTCTGGGGCCGGGCAGCGAGATGACGGTGATGGCCGAGGTACAGAAGCAGCAGACGGCCCTAATGGATCGGGTAAACAAGGGGGAGGACCTCGACGGGAACACGGCTCGTCAGGCTGGGATGCTGACCGAGTTGTATAATAAGGCCGTCGCCATGTCCCAAATCTTCTGGGAACGATTCCCTCAACCCCTCTACTTCGAGACTCAGTGGGTGGAGACAAAATTGCAAGTTCATTTTCAAAGTTGGCCCTTCCTATTCGAGGGGACGGTCGATAAAATCCTACGTGATACATCGACGACTGAA